ACGCTCTCCAAAATGAATATGTGGGTAATAATTTTTTACCAGTTTCTTTTTCCATAATTTGTTTCTTTTTGATCATTAAAGATTCCATAATTGGATCACCGTAAAAAGAAGTGTCTGCTACACCACTTTGTTCTAAATCAAAATTATCGTGATTAGTTCTGTGTTTTATTTCACAATATAAAGACAGTAAATATATTTCATCTTTTGATAAAAAATTTTTAATTATTTTATATTTAAAATCTTTTCCTATAATGCCCATGCTACTACCGAATACCTTTCTCCTTCTGTAACAGGAGTTACCGTGTGAGGAAACAAAAAATCACTTGGCCAAACTATTAGTCTGTTTTGTTTTTTTTCTATTTTAGTTGTTTTATCAGATCCTGGATACCTAAACATTAAATCACCACCTTCATAATCTTCGTTTACAAAAAAAATACAACTATAAGTCCTAGGTGTTTTTAAGCCATGATCTACATGAAATTTATAATGACCACCTTTTTGATACTTTAAAATTTGAATATCAATTACTTTAAAAATTCCATTAAGTGAAAATTTTTTTTGATAATCTTCTATTGTTTTTGTAAAAACAAAACTTAAAAAATTTGTCCAATGAGATTCAGTCAGGGTTTTAGCGTTTAAATTCTGTAAAATGTGAACTTCTACATTTCTAATATTTTTGTCCACATTATTATTAGTTTCCTTTGAATCTGATACTATGCGACCTGGACTTAAATTTAAATTAAATTTACAAAATTTTTTAAAATTATTTAAAACTTCTTGAGGTAGTTTTTCATCGTAAACGGAAATATAATTATGTAAATCAGAATTCATTTAAAAGACTTTTTACTCCAAAATTTTCTTTTATAATTATTAATAATAAATTGTTGCATAAAAAATTTATCCTTTTTGAATTTTTGTTCATCTTTTTTTCTTACTTTCATTTTCCATTTTTCTCTTTTGAAAGGAATCAACTGGACGTAGGGTGTTCCTCTTTCAAGAGTAGTGGTTAAACTAGGATATTTATCTCCGTTAAAAACAATTGGAAAATTCACTTCAACATTGAAAGTATCAGTATCTACTATACCTGGAATTATCGAAAATCTATCATCAGTATTGTTCAATGGAGGAACAAAAAGAGTAGAATACCCAGGAGGTGTTTTTATAATCCAAGGATTCATTATTTTATGAATAGGTAAATTTTTATTTTTTTCTAAATAAGGGCTTCCCTTTAATTGTTTTGGAGGGTGAATTTCCATTCTTTCTAGGTAATTAAGATTTATTTTTTCTGAAAATTCATTTACAGATCTTTGACTAGTGACTACTCCTGTTTGATTTATACCTTCATGTAAAACATTGTGTTTAACATGAAAATCTAAAGGCATTTTCAAAATATATCCTGAAGTTAAAGTATCTAAAAAAGGAATACAACCTTTTACAGTTTTGTTATCTGCAGAATTTTCTAATTTTTTATACCACTCAGGCATATTAATTTTTGCTGGAATGGGTAAATTATCTTGATTATTTTCTATAAATTCTTCTGCAGCTTCAAACGTTATAATGTTTTCAAACATTATTTTGTATAAGCTTTTTTACGGTATTTGTAAAGGGTGCAAATAAAATATAGAATTTTCCTCACAATACTCTTCCCAAGATTTATTTAAAGGAAAGGTGACTGTTGAGGTGTCAAAAGAGTTTAAATAATTTAAATAGTTTTGACATTCACTATAGATTGGTTTTGATTGATTTTTATTGCGAGCTAAAAAATTTTGTAAAGGTATTTTAATACCTGAAATAACATTATTTAAAACTTCAACGTTTTGTATTATCCATGGATCGTCTTGAATAACAACTTGATTGTTATCAATTATACAATTCGCTTGATTTTTTTTTAATTTTAAAAAATCTGAATCACTTATTGTTTTAACTTCAGCTACTGAAGACAAATTTAATTGATTTTTATCAACATCGTTTGCTGCTATTCTTATAGGATTTCCGTTTTCAACAATTACATATGCCATTTTTAACTTCCTCCATCATCGAAAAAAAATAAACCACCTGGCCTACCTGGTTGCGCAATCGAGGTGCTATTTACACCTCCTGCATTATCTGCAAACATTACTAAATCACCACTTCCCGGATTACCGCTAAATAAAGGAGCGAATGATCCAGGTTGAGTTCCTGGATTTCCCGGCACACCAGTTCCACCATTACCTCCGTTCGCCGTTAATAAACCTGTAACAGTTGTTGCTCCTCCTGCACCCGCGCTTCCGCCTCCAGGTGATGGTGCTTGATTTCCTGCAGCACCAATTGTGTAAGGGTAACTTGTTGAAGCAGATATAGGTCCAACCCATAAACCATTTCCCCCTCTTCCTCCAATAACAAAAGGAGCTTCATTTCCGCCAGAACCACCACACGCATAGGCGTAATATTGACTAGCATTTGCTGGAGTCGTGATAGTTCCAGAAGCTGGTCCAAAGTCTAAGACTCTTGGAACATAAGCTCCATCGCCGCCTGCTCCGCTTGTTGCAGCAGTTATTCTTCCTTGAGCATCTACGGTAATATTAGCAGTTGTGTAAGATCCTGCTGTTACAGCAGTGTTTGATAATTGATCTGGACCAACTGCATCATTAGCTATTTTCGCAGTTGTAATTTGTGCATCTGCAATCTTCGCAGTTGTAATTTGTGCGTCTGAAATCTTCGCAGTTGTAATTGCGTTGTCAGCAATCTTTGCAGTTGTAACTTGGTTTGCAGAAATTTTTGCACTTGTAATTGCGTTGTCATTTATTTGAGCAGTTGCAATTGTTCCACCTAAAGTGTTCAATGCTATTTCATTTAAATTTGTTCCGTCAGAGTAAGCAGCAACAATTGCAGCTTCACCTGCAGTAAAACCAGTTCCACTTACAGTTTTAATTGTTAAGTTTGTTACACCTGTTACAGCAGATAAATCAATAATGTAAAATTTTTCAATCCCATTTGGAATAGTTACTGTTGATGCAGTTGTTAAAGTTCCAGTAAATTTAAGAACCATATTTCTTGCATTTGATAACGCAGCATCAGACATTGCAAGAGCAACTGTACCACCATCAGAAAGTGCAATTGATTCAAAACCTGCAATTGCTTGTTGTACTAAGTTTAAGTTTGTATTTGTTTTATCACCCCATGTACCAGCGTTTTCGCCAGTGACCATTAGTTCGAGTTTTAGATCTGTTGAATAACTAGATGCCATAAATTTTGTCTCCTAAATAATTATAATATTACCTTAATCATGCAGCTAAATCAACCTCTGTCCATACATTGTTAACTCCAGGATCAATCTCTTGCCACGCAGTTACATCTACGAAATCTAAAGAAAGTGAAGCTGAAATACCTGTAACTTGTACATTAGCTATACCAGTAACTGTAACTGAACCTACAGAACCTGTCAATTCTATACCAGAAACACCAACTATTTGTTGAGGAATTTCTTCAGCTGTGCCTAATGATAAAGTTAATTCTTGTCCTGTAGCAGGTTCGTTTGTAGACTGCTCTAAAGCAATTGTGCCTATTGTTGATGTTAGTTGAATACCGGTTACTGGGACTTCTAATAGTAGCCCTGCTTCAGCTGTGCCTTGTGATAGTGTTGCTTGTGTTCCAGTAACATTTACATTTGCATCAGCTTGGAATGTTGATGAGCCAACAAAGCCATCTAACTGATCTGCGGCTGCTAACACAAATATGTCTTGATCAATTTGAATAGAAATTGTAGGACTTGCAAAAGTAGTTGTTAGTTCAGAACCAGTTACATTTATAGTTACATCAGTAAATGCGCTTTCATCTCCTAAAGATGAAGTTAATTGAATACCAACTCCTTCAGCAGGAATTACTGAATAATTAACACCCCAACCTAAATTTCCATAAGTATCTCTGCCCCAACCGGCACCTATTAAAAACTGTTCATCAATAGTAACAGCACCTGGTGTTGTAGTTAACTGTGAACCAGTTACATTTTGTTGAATACCTCTAGCAATATCTTCTTCTCCTATAGAAAGATTTGCTTGAATACCTGTGACTGATACATCAGCTGATGCACCTGCAACGGCTCCTGCGTTTGTAAATGTGAGTTGTGATCCAGTTACATCAACATCAGCGTTAGCTTGAGTTGTTGATGAACCTATAGATGTGGTTGCTGATATGCCACTGACGGAGACGGTTTCATTAGATAGGTCTCCCCATTCTGATGCTCCCCAAGTTTTATTACCCCATCCAGTGGCCATATCATTTTATTTCCTTAATTATGCAATTCTTAAGATTGCAGCAGAAGTTGTGAATGCAGGGAACTGGATTGTAAATGTTCCAGAAGTTGCAGTCTTGTCTCCACCGAAATCTAACACAGCAACTGCTTCAGTAGTACCTGTACCACCGTCAGTTGTTGTATTGTAAATTAAAGCACCTCTAGCTGTTAGTGTAACTCCAGTGAAAGATAAATCAGCAAAGTCAGTAATAGCGACTCCTGATGAAACTTTAACACCTTGGTTTACTAAAGCT